GCACAGACGCGCAATACATGAACCTGCACTTTCAACACGGAACGCTGAGCGAGTCCAGCGGCGGAGATGATGACGCGATCGGCGGACGAGTCGCAGACGGACTACGCCACCTCTACGCGTTCACGATCATGCAAGCAGGGGTAGAAAAGCGCGTACGCGAACAAGTAGCCGCCGAACAAGCCAACACACCAGAAGGACAAGCCGAAGCCGCAGAGCGCGACCTCTGGCGCGAATTCCTAGCCCAAGACCAGAACGGAGACACCAACCCAGAAAACTAAACACAACCAAAACACGCGAGAAGCCGCCCGACTCTGGGGAACGAGTCGCGGCGGCTTTTCTTATCCCCCAGAACCCCCCAGAACGCCGCAGGACAGTTGCTAGGCGTTCACCCGAGCGAGTACCACCGCTTCCAGCCGCGAGCCGTTGGCGGCTTGGCGACTCTCCCCGTGGCGAGTCGGCGCGGCGGCTTGAGTCTGAGCGCGGCGCGGCTCACTCCGTTCGCCGCCTTCGCTGGTCAAATGACTGCGACCCAGCGCGGCGACAGACCCCACACGCGGCAACCGTTATACAGTCGGCGCGCATACTTATACAGAAATCCAGAATGGGCGCGCGCGCCATCTCGTTGCTTCGCAACTCGTGGCGCGCCCTGACCCCCCTTGCCCACATCCCCTATAGGACTACACCCACCCCCTACAGCCCGGACTCGCTCGCAGGCTCGCTCGTGAATATTCGCACGCTCACATACGTTCGCGACCCACACACAAGGGCTCGCTCACGCTCGCAACCGGGGGTCTGCCGTAACCGTGGGATACTATACACTGTATTACCTTTCCTCTACATAGGTGTATTTGTAGTGGGTGTTGTTGAGATGCTTTTTATTTTCTTTGATAGATGCTTTTTGCTCTTTATGGTGTACCTGTGGTGTTCGGGCTTGTGGCCTGTGATGTGACTTCCAGCGACGGTCTTTGGCCTCCCCCCACGCTTTACAACTTGTTGTTGAAGGTGGCCGTTGCCAATTGTTTTAGCCGACACCTGTGATCTGTTCAACCCCTGTACGTATCACCTGTCGGGTGGCGTTTTTGACAGATGGGGTCGGTCCCCGTTTCCGGCCACGTTTCGCTTTCCTGGCCTATCTGTCATTTGCATCCAGGGTCTAGCGCTTGCTCCACCGCTTTGCGGTTCGTCAGGTTGTGTGAAGTGAATGTATCAGCCGCCGCGTTGTTTGCGCAACTGTGCTTGCCATTTTTCTGCTTGGCGTGCCGCGTCTCTTAATAGTGCTTCGTCTGATAGTTCACGTTTTTGTTTTAGGTCTTTGCGTTTAATGACACTGTTTGTGTATCCGAGTCGACCTGTCATGCTGTCAGTTTAGCAGCGAAAGTGCCGGGTCGACGCAAGGAGGACGGTGCGAAAGGAGAACACCCGCCGACCCGGCGGCTAGTATGTTATCAACATGAGTAAAGGTAAACGCATAATTGCTCCGGAGGATCGCGCACGTTTTTGGCAGTGTCTCAATGCTGGGATGACCACCAAAGAGGCTTCCCATATGGCCGGTATTTCGTATGAAACTGGTAAGAAGTGGGTTGTGAAACAGCGGGTGGCTGCCGCAGAGTTGAAGGAAGCAAAACTTGTTGATGCTAAAACGGGTGTCGGAGGGATACAGCGTGAACGAATCAAAGAAACAATCGCCTCGGAAGATTTGCTGCCCCCAGTCCTACCGGTTGATCGCTTATCGGAACGGGCTCGTCGTGGCCTTGACGATTTCGACTATTTCCGCCGCGTGTACCTTGGGAGGGTCCCGTCCCCCTGGCAGGTTGACGCTGCATACAAGATTGTCAACTTTCTCGAATCAGACGAAAAAGAGTTTCTAGTCCTGAACTGCCCCCCTGGTGCGGGAAAATCAACACTGTTTCATGATGTTGCTGTGTGGGTGATTGTGCGGAACCGTGCTATCCGTGTGATGATTGGGTCAGTGTCGCAGACTTTGGCTAAGCAGTACAGCCGCCGTATTCGTGAGACACTTGAACGTCCTGTTCCGTTGCAGCCAGACCCCGAGATGGTGCGTCGCGGGCTCGCATTGAACGCCGAGTCGTGCGTGTCTTTGGATTATGGGCGTTTCAAACCTGGAACCCAAGGGGCTTTGTGGCGCGCAGAAGAGTTCATTGTCGAGCAGCAAACGACTGGCGGCCTTGATAACAAGGAGCCAACGGTGTCGGCTTATGGTATCGACTCAGAATTTATTGGTCACCGTGCTGACCTCGTGTTGTTTGACGACGTTGCTTCCCCTGAGAACGCTAAAGAGTCCGCTGCGCGTGACAAGTTGCTGGAACGTTGGGACTCCATGGCTGAAGCACGTGTCGACCCAGGTGGTGTGTTGGCTGTGATCGGACAGCGTTTGGGTCCTGGTGACATCTATGCGCACTGTTTAGCGAAAGTCACATACGATGACTTTGGTGATGAATATGACGGGACTGACCAAACTTCACAAGCGGTGGATGAACCTGTCAAAAAACAGAAGTATCACCATCTGACCTACAAGGCATACTACGAAGAGTTGGACACCGGACCTGCTTCGCGCACAACAAAAGCCCCTCCGTGGCCAGAAGGCCCGCTACTTGACCCGTTCCGGCTTTCCTGGCGTGACCTTTCGTACATAAAACATTCCAACCCCCAAAAGTTTCAGGTTGTTTACCAGCAGGAAGACCTAGAACAGGGCAACTACTTGATCGAAAGAACGTGGGCAACCGGAGGTTTTGGGGTCGATGGGGTGCTGTATCCAGGATGCATAGACCGCGACAGGCGTCCAGGGCACATTCCGCCAGGGTTGAGGCAGCCAATTATCTCAATAGCGTCCGTTGACCCATCGCCAACCCAGTTCTGGGCGGTTCAATGGTGGCTTTATCAACCAGAAACTAACCTTAGATACCTGATTGACGTCGAGCGCTGCAAACTCACAGCCGAAGAACTACTTGGATACAACGTGGGCTCTGGCGAATACTCCGGAATCATGGAACAATGGCAGGAACGCAGCGATGAACTGGGTTACCCCATATCCCATTGGATTGTAGAAGTCAATGCTGCACAAAGATTTCTTTTGGCACACGACTTTGTGCGTCGCTGGCAGGCATTGCATGGCGTCAACGTGGTGCCACACACCACATCACGCAACAAATTGGACGAAAACCTTGGTGTTGAAGCCTTGTTGCCTGCGCTTTGGCGTACCGGCCAGGTTCGTTTGCCAACAATGACCGAAAACTGGAAGACGTTGGCGTTCATAGATGAAATGACTTCGTGGACTCGTGACAAGAAACGTGGAACCGACCTCGTGATGGCGCATTGGTTCGCAGAACTGCACATGCCAAAGTTAAGTCCGGCGCAAAGACCGCCGAGAATGTGGCGACCAAGTTGGCTTTTACAGTAATCTGACCAAGCCTATGTGTATTATGGGCACGGTCACACATTTGGGAATGGTTGCATGATAACAGTCGAAGAAATACATGCTCTTTACAAGCAGCGCCGCGCCGCACAGGGTCCACTCTTGGATCAGATGCGTAAAGTTCGAGAACTTGCCAACGGCGACACCATCATCCCACTAAACGAACTAGACAAATCCGCCAAAACCTCCGTAGCAAACCTTCTGGTTACTGGCCTTGACCAAACCTCGATGCGTATTGCATCCACCTTCCCAACCCCGTACTTCCCACCGCTTGCCGAAAGCAAAGATAAGTCCAAAGAACTAGCAAACACCCGCCGCAAAGCAATGCAATCCATGTGGGACCACAACCGACTCAAGATAAAAATGCGTCGCCGCGCCCGCCATCTTCTTGCATACTCCACTTCACCTGTGGTTATTAAGCCAGACTTCAAAACGATGATGCCGGTCTGGTCAATTCGCAACCCGCTCGATACGTTCCCCGCGCCCACCGAAGACCCAGACAACCCAGTCCCGCTAGACTGCATCTTCACGTACCGCAAGCCCCTCAAGTGGCTACTCCACAACTACGGGCCCGCCGTGGACGGGCGACTCCGCTTGGGTCGCATCAGCAGCGACACCATGTACACGATCATTGAGTACACTTGCGCTAACGAAGTTGTGGTATGCGCAATCGGGGCAGAAGATGAAGAGGGCCTTGACGCAGTTGAGCGCTGGGGCGCAAGCGTTGTGGAACTTGAGCGAATCGTAAACCGCGCCGAAATCCCGCTAGCCGTAATCCCTCAACGTATTACGCTTGACAAGCCACGCGGCCAATTCGACGGCCTGCTTGGCATGTACTACACCCGCGC